CGAGAGCCTTCTTCGGGATGAAGCGGTGGCGACGGATCACGGGCGCCTGGCTTATTTTGCAGGGTTCGCAAGCTATGCGGATTACGTGATCGCCAACCTCGAAACCTGGCGAAACACGCCGCATGACCAGTTGTTTCCAGAACCTGCCGAATAAGACAATCTTGCCTTTTTAGTGGATTTAGTATCTCTTCGCATCACGGTGACCTCACCGGTTTTTCCTTTGGTTAGTAAACCAATGTCAGATGGCAGACGAAGAAAATACAGCCTCCGCTCCCGCTCCCGAAGCGAAACCGCAAACGGTAGAAATTGCTTCTGAAGACAATTTCGACAGTTTGCTGTCTGGAATTCCAGGGCTAGGTAAATATTTCGGGGATAGTGAAAAGCCTTCAGAAGAACCGGCACCCACCGAGGAATCTGCGAGTGCAGAAACTCCTGTTGAGGAACCGCCGGCTGTCGAAGCTGAACCTGCTGTAGAAGCAGACGAGGCAGAGAAGGAAAAAGAAAAAGAGCCTGTTCCGGCAGCAGTCCAGAAACGGATCGATAAACTGGTTGCCCAGAAACATGAGGCAACCGAGCGAGCCGAAGCGCTCCAGGCCAAGGTCACCGAGCTCGAAGCGAAAGCGCAAGCTACCGCTCCGCTCGCCCCAACGCCTGAATCGCCGCTCAACGATATCGATGACGTTCAATCACTTGATCAACGTTTAAGTGCCGCTCAACGCGTCAAGCTTTGGGCCTTAGAGCATTTGGACGGTGGCGAAGTGGAAGACCCAAAAGGCGGCAGCTACATGATGCCAGGGGATCGCGTAAAGCAACTCCTGTCGCAGTCTGAAGCGCTCCTGACCGTTCATGGACCGCAACGCCGGCAGTATCTGCAAGATCGGAACACATTCGAGACAGAGGCGCGTGCGTATTACCCTGACTTGTATAAGGTCGGGACGGAGTACAACAAGGTGCTTCAAACCTGGGTGAAGATATTCCCAGAGGTTCGAAAGTTTCCCGACTTCCAAATCATTATCGCAGATGCTCTCACCGGTCAGAAACTTCGGTTGGCGAAGAAAGCTGCCAACGGGAAGTTGCCGGCCGCAAAGGCTAATCCTCCTCTCGCCGCGCCTCATCCTTCTAGCGGCAACAAAGTGAGCCAGAAAACCGTGCTCAGTCGGAATCTCCTTGACCGAATGGCGACGGATCGAACTGCTTTGGACGCATTTTCCGAGAGCTTGATCGGCAAGGGTTCCTGAAATTTAGAAACCCTATTTTCTTCAAAAATGGCCGGATTACTCGAAATTAATCAGGTCGGTAAACGCGAGGATTTTGCCGACGTGATCGCAACTGTTGATGCGAAAAATTTACCTTTTACCTCGATGGTCCCGAAGGGGTCCGAACCTGCCAACTCAATTTTTGATTGGCAAACCGACGCCTACGATGACGCGATCATGGGAGGCATTGTCGACGGTGTCGACGTCGCCAATACCGACTACGTGAACGAGGCAGCGCACCGCGCAAAACTGCACGGCCGCATCCAGAAATTTCGTAAAGCCTTCATGGTTTCCGACATCGCACAAAACGTCTCGGACGTTGCCGGTATCGGGAAACGTGGGGAAATGAAGCGCGCCATCTCGCGCTGCATCGTCGAGGTGAAAAGGAACATGGAGGCAACCTGGTGCTCGGATCAGGACAGCCAGGCCGATAACGGCACCACCAATCCGTACCTGACGCGAGGCGCCGGCAAATGGATTTCTTCGGTCGCCCAGACCGATCTCCCGGTTCCCGGGCCGTACCTCACGCCGGCAGCGTCAATTCTGACGATGACGACTGCCACAATGCTGGAGTCCGATATCAACGGAATGTGCGAAAGCGTTTACCGGCAGACCGGTCAGCAAAAGGATTTTGATTTGATTTGTGGCACCGCGGTGAAGAAGCTTTTTACCAGCTTTGCCGCCTGGGTTCCGAACGGTGTCAGCACCGTTCCGCTGCGCCGATACAATCAGGATGCCGATTCGAAAGCGATAATTTCGACGGTTGATTTCTGGCAAGGTGATTTTGGTTCTTGCAAGCTTATCTTGTCGCTGTTCCTGGCCAAAGACGCTGCACCAGGAGCTGCACAAGCCAATATCCAGAACGGGCGCGCTTACCTGATCGATTGGGATCTGTGGGAGTTGCGGTATAACCGACAGCCGCAATTTAAGGAAAATCCCGATTTGGGAGGTGGTCCGAGAGGCTACGTGGATGCGATCTGTGGGTTGTGCATGTTCAATCCGCTCGGGTGCGGGAAGATTGCGCCAACGGCTTAACTCCGGTGATCACGGGATGGGAAGAGTTCGCTCGGTCCCTCGAAGCGCAGTATGGCACTGATTTCGTAGCAGATTTTTGCCAGACGCTGCGTGACGAGCAACGGGCCGAGCAAGAGCTAGCGTTTCAAAAACAGAAACGCATCGCAGAAGCTACGCAACGTCTGGACGCTTGTTGGATGGATGGGCTCGGCGAGATGCATATGTCGCTCGATCCAGAGGTCTATTTTCATTGGGTGCGGAAAGAAGGCAAGGATTGCTGGAACAACAAGCAATTCATTCGGGAATTTAAGCGCGACAATCCGGAGGTGATTGTTCGTGCCAAAAGCCGGAAAACCATGCTGGTGCGTCCATGAATTATCCTGTCGCCACGCAGACCATTCTTTACGATGTCGCCAGGTTAATCGGCCTGGATCCGGCAACCAACCTGTCGCCTGATGCCGCGGTGGAAATTCTTGGGTTCATGGATAACCGCTTAAAAGAAGGTTGGGAGCTCTACGACTTTTTGGAGACCACCGAAATCGAGGAACGAGCGTTTCGGCCCGATTACAATCCTGCACTCTGCTACGAACAAGGGGATTGGGTTTGGGATCCATGCACCCGCAAATATTATCAGGCAGTCAATACCGGTGTCGGGGGGCCTCTCTCTAATCCCAAGCTTTGGACGCAAGCGAGCAGTGTGGCGCCGGCTTATATCCAATGGTTTCAGGACGGCCGGTCGCCGATCGGCAGCGCATTCAAGGCTTACACCTTGAATCCTTACGAGGACGTCAATGCGGTTCAGGTGCCTTTTGTGATCTCTCGCCGCGGCCTGGAGTTCGTGCCGGCCGGCCAATCGACGGTCTGGTTGTTTTTCCGGTTGCCGTACCCGGGACTCGGGATTTTCGAGTGGGATCCAACCGTTACTTATTTTCAAGGGGATCCAGTCCTCTTCAATGGCGACACCTACCACTCGCAGATTGACGGGAACATCAGCCAATCGCCGGATACTTCCGATACCTGGACAATTTTCCGCGTTCCTTACGTGCTCTCGCGCTTCACTTACAAAGCGGCGTATTCGGACACCTTGATCGTGAACGGCCAAAACGAGAAGGCGCCTATTGAGGAAGGGAAGGCTTATACCTTGCTGTCGCAAGAATTCGACAAACAGATGTTACAACAAGAGCAGGAAACTCGGTTCAACGTTTACACCGGGAGGTAGCAAGTGCCCGTACCGAAAAAGAAGATCAAAACCAAAAAAGGCAACCAGGTCAAAAAAGTCGGAGGCCAGGTTCCCGTCAGCACCAAGCAGGTTAAACCGACGCAAGGATTGATGAATTGAAAGCCGCCGAGATAGTTCCTTTTTCTCCAGAGCGCATCTCGCTGATTCGGCGGGTGCTTTCGGTAGCCGAGACGGATGCGCCGGAATGGGATCCAGGGCAAACCTACGTTTATGCGGACGGCAACAACAGCCGCAAACAGGCGACGGTATCCATCGGGTTCACCGCGGACGGTGGCAACTTGCGCAAGATGCTGGAGCGTTATGTGGATGATCACGGTGCCTACAGCGTTCAGTTCGCGCCTTGGATCGCGTTATTAGAAGCCGGCAACCCGTGTATCGATAAAGAGTTTCGTAGCCTGGTGCGGGATGCGACCGCGGATCCGCAATTCGCCAAAACGCAGCAAGCCGCATTCGACGATCTTTATCTCGGGCCGGCGTTTCAATGGGGTAAAGATAACGGGTTCGCTCTCCCGCTCTCTTATCTGGTGATTGCGGACTCCTTCCTGCACTCGGGCTCGGTCTTAAGTTCGTTGCGAAACAAGTTCGAGGAAAAGGTTCCGAAAGATGGTGGCGACGAAAAAGCCTGGACGATCGCCTACACGAAAACTCGACGTTCCTGGTTGGCGAACCATTCGCGCGACATCCTGCACGCAACCGTTTATCGCTGCGATTGTTTCCTGGCAGAAATTGAGAAAGACAATTGGGATCTCAACGAGGAGCCCATCACGATGAACGGAAGGAGAGTTTACCTTGCCTAGATGGGCTAAACCGCAACCGCTGGACGAACTCCAGACCCAGGTTGGCGATAACGCTTTCATCGGGCTCGATATGAAGACTCCCGATCCCGGCCAAATGGCCGCGGGCACTTATCGGGAAGGCTACAATTGTCGACTCGAAAACGGTGATTTAGGAACGCGCAAAGGCTCGACCTACCCAGGTTCCTACAATTTCGTGCAGTATAATCGGATCTGGGGTGGGGGCCTTTTCTCCGATCCGAACGGTGGCGAGTGGCTTGCGGTTGCGGTAGCCGGTGGCGTTTGGTTTACCAAAGACGGCGAGACACCGAATTTCGTCCCGATTCCCAACCAAACGATTAATTACAATGTCGAGCTCGTCCAGGCATTCAATCAGTTGATTATGTACCGCGGTGCGGATCTTCCGCCTTTGGTCTGGAACGGTGACTGGGCTGTTTTCTGGGAACCCTTCCCGGCGCCCACAGGAGGCCGCGCAAGCACTCCGAATGCCGATACCGCGGAATACTACGGCAACCGGCTCTTCGTGCCTCACGGGCGCGATAGCGTGGCTGTCTCGGACATTGCTGACTACACAGAGTACGACTGGATCCTTGACGATTTCCAGGTCAACTCAGGCCAGGCCGATGAACTGGTGAGAATTTTCCCCTGGACGAAAAACACTCTGATCATGTTCAAGAACCATTCGATTTTTCCCATCTCGAATGTCTACGGGGATTTGAGCGAAACGATCCTCGATCAACTCTCGAACAACATCGGGTTGGTTGGCCCGAAAGCAGTTGTTCAGGTGGGTTCGGATATCTATTTCATGGATTACTCAGGCGTTTACACCATCTCTCAGGTGTTCGAAACGTCGCAACGAATCCTGGCGTTGCCGGTCAGCGACGCAATCAAGCCGGTCATTGATGCGATCAACTGGAATTCCGCTTATGGAATCCGCGCCAATAGCCGGCGTGAAAGGGTCTATTTCGCGGTTCCGCTCAAGAACGCAGTGCGCAACAACGTCCTGATCGTTTACAACCTGGTCACCCAGAGTTGGGAAAGCATCGACACCTTTGGTGATTCTAATTTCCGAATCGATGACCTGGTCAGGGCGCCGTACAACGGTGAACGCCGGCTTTTCGCTATCGATCGGTTGCAAGGATTGATCATTCTTCTGGA